GTGGATGTAACCGCAACAGGTGCAGTCAGATTCGTTTGCACACGCATAGTGATAGTTCCATTGTCAAAAACATTACTGTAATTGAAGGCTGGAGCCAATGAAGTGGACCAGGTGATATCTGCGTTCTGTAGAGTTTGTCTAGTTTGCAAGAAAGCTGTAGCTTGCTGATATGGCACTCGGATCTCAACATCAGACTCTTCTCCTAAATCCACAATCTGAGTTTGAACCACATTTTGTGAGACAGAATCATTGACAATATTATCACCAGCATATCCTGCAGGATCATATGAGATACGGACTCGACCTTTGTGGTAAGGAGTGGAAACAAATTTGAATCTGAAGATAATATCGCCTCTCCAATCTTTAAAAAGACGAGAAATCCAACACATAGGCGTCATATACACTTTTGGGCTAGCAAGAGCGTCATTATCATAAAACGCTGGGTTACACACCGCAGTGAACAGCAAATCATCAACCGAATTTGTATTAGCCCATGTGGCTGTGCATAAGTAAGACTCCTTTTGAATGAGGTTAGAAATAATCATCTCATCCATAGGAGGCAAACCCAGAACAGTGGGATCTACAGTCAGTTCATTTTTAGGGTCCAAAGTGAGCTTCTCAGCGGGGTATGAGATTGTAGTAGATGCTAGCTGAGGGAACGGGCTAGGTCTATATGATTCTGCGGGGTTAATATTGGGCACATTAGTGAAACCAAACAGAGTAGCAATAGACGAAACAGCCGAAGCGCCAATACGTGTTGCAGTAGCAAAGCGACCGATAACAGGTATGTCTTCAAACCACTTAGCACCATTAGCAATAGCAGTTGCTGGAGCTGAAATCACACCATTTCCATACTCATCACCCTGCACAGAAAGACCAACAGAAGGACCAGACAATTTCACATCTTCAGCCCAAGCGTAGATTTGCACTGTAACACCAACACCTACAGCTCCATTTGCCGAAGCTAGAGCTGTGTAATTGATGAATTGCAACTTGCCCATGTCTGTCATCTCCTGTGCACTCTGCATATTTAGAAAATTCTTATGCCAGAAGAAAGGTAGAGTGAGCTCATCTGCCTTGGATCCCTGGGGTAATATCCACATATGCGGTCGCTGAGACGTTGGAATTAACCACCGGTTACTAGCATCATTGACAATAGTTGATGGAGTAACGCCAGGACAAGGCTGATAGGCACCTATCATAGCCCCGTAATAAAATGGAGAAGCGTTGATGAGCACTTTAACCTTGAGTTTACACTGAATAAAAGCAAAATTGTTACACTTATACTTCACTCTCGTATCCGTAAAAAACAAATTCCACGGGTTATAATTGTGCGTAGTGCCAACAGCGTCCGCTTCATTCCAAGTAAACGTGCCAATTCTAACAGGGCGAGAGAGAAAGCGAGATAAATCAGCCTCTTCCGTCTGATCAAGAGCAGACACACCATCATAAGTTTCATCGATACCGACCTTGAGTCCAGCTGATTCATCGAGAAACTGTGTAGTACCTTGTTGAAGGGAATCAGATTGATGTCCATCTTCCAAGATAATGTCACTCTGAATTTGAAATTCAGAGGAAAACCAATTACAAGTACAAATTGTACAGGGGGCTTGTTCTAGTACAAGCCCACAACTGGAGTATCTTCCAGGGGATACTGCCACACCGTTTTTATTTGGAGCAACATATATTACACTCAAAGGGCTAGTAAGGCCACAAGGAGCGGTTTGTTGAAGCGGTTTACTCCGCCCCCATAGTTTTACGTCTTTGGGGAGACCCTTAATTCACACCATATTGGCTCTGCGTGACAGAGTAACATGTTGTGAATTCTTCCAGAACTGACGATACAAATCGTCCCAACTGGGAAATGTGGATTGATCCACGTAAGCTTGAAGTTCACACTCCTCCACTAATTGGAGAAACAGTTGACGCTTCTCGTGAAATTTCTTCTTTCCGTAGAAGAAGTATTCACGACAAGCGCTACTTAAAGCTTGCGTATCTCTGGCTTTCGGACAGATAGTCCTACTTGCTGTAGCAATCATAAGACTGCGAGTGATGGAATCTTCATCAAGGGGTGCTAACATCGCACCAACATCTTCGTCCCACACGAAAGAGCGCTTCAAAAAAGTGCACTCATCG